ATAAGTGTCTGTATGCCGTCTTCTCTATTTGTATTTTGTTGATTAGATATGGCTTCTAGTCGTTTACCGAACTCATCCATTATCGTTATTTGTGTAGGTCTATATTTAAGTATGGAGTGCACAGCTCCTGATGAAGTGTAACCATCACCGACAATCAATCTAGAAAATCTTGTTTTGTTGAGTACGGTTTCAACAAATGTTTTAATGTTTTCTTTACCTTGTCCTGATTTTGCAACACCAACAAAATACAAACTGCTGAAGTTATTCATATCTGTTCTGTACAATCTGCCACACGCAACACTAGCTAATGATAAAGCAGCAACTAAAGAAAGTTCTGGTTGGCTTATTTGTGCTATCTCTTCACAGAACTCAAACATCTTTTTCAAGACGCCTGGTGGGTTAAACAAATCTTTTGGTGGAGCTATATCTTCTTTGGTCTGCACAAACAAAGGTGCTTGTTGATTCTTTCTGTCGTGTGTTCTTTTTACATTATCAACTACTGAAACGACTTCATGCTTAGGTAAAGGTGGACTGTTCTGATCATTCCAACTTAACATGAAAAATTTTACAAAGTCTGTATTAAGGTTTTTTGATATCAAGTAGCCAGCTAATCTAGCAGCTTGATCATTCCTTGAACCTTCGTTAACACCCTCTAAAGAGAATGGCGCAACATTTGGCTGACCATTTTGTTTTTTGTTTCCTGTTATCTGTACCCATTCTTTTTCAGTAAAATCAGGTAGATCTTCAAAGCCCCATAGATCCCAGTTAGTATTTATAACTGGTTGGTATACTTGTCCATTAGCGTGCGTATTGTATGGTGCAATAATTAAGCCACCTTCTCCTCTAATGTCTATATGTCTTTCTATTGGTGTGTCATTCAGTCTTTTAGTGGCAAATGTTGTGTAGTTTTGTGGATTGTTATAGTAATAGTGCATGCCTTTACCAGTTCTAACTTTGTATGGACTTTGTGGAATGTTTTCTTCAACCCAAGCCATAGCTTCTGGTGTGTCTGCGTCAACAACTATAAATTGGCCACATACTAAAGCAACAGTCATATCGTCCCGATCTTTGAACCAGGTTTCTACTTCTTCTCTTTCTGGTCTTTGTTCTTTGAATTGTGCCCAACCCTTAAAAAAGGCAGGTGGTTTTTTTGATTTGCGAAGGAGCGGTACTACATCTAGGCCTTCATCATAGTAGGCCATAGCTAGTTCGTAGACGCTTTCGTTGCCGTTGAAGTTTATTGAAAACACTAACTTAGATCATTGGGACAACCGAAGATGGATTCATAATCTAATTTTCCGTTGGTTGCGATTATAATTTTTTGTGCTTGCTCAACGCTTGGTCTTCTGTATCCCCAGCGCCACGATCTTATTGAAGATAATGAAACTCCGAATTTTTCTGCTGCAGCATCCATACCCATGTGTTTTATCATTTCTTTAAGCGTATAAGGTTTTACATCCTTGTGTTCAAATTCTGGTTGTTGGCCACTTTCCTTGAGTTTTTTCAAGCGGTCTTTATTGATTTGTCCTACTCTATGACAGTAGTTAACAAACCATTGGCTATCATAGTCCATAAATTTCCTCCATTATTTATATTGACAAATCGTAACCCTTTGATATGATGATGTCAACTTATGGAGATTATTCAATGAGTATTTTAAAAAATGTAGTAAAGCCTGATCAGCTTGTCGATAAGCAGGGAGCTAAGATTCTTGTTTATGGTGAGTCTGGTGCAGGTAAAACTTATACATGCTCAACGGCTCCTGGTAAAGTGCTTATTATAAGCATGGAAGCAGGACTTCTATCTATTCGTGATAAAGAGAACGTTGATGCTATCGAAATAAAAAGTTACGAAGAGTTAAATCAAATTTATGGGGAGCTAAAATCTGGCCAACATAATTATGATACTGTTTGTTTAGACTCTGTATCTGAAATGTCAGAGATACTTCTTAACCACGAACTATCTATCAATAAAGATGCTCGTAAAGCTTATGGTAATGTACAAATTGCCTGTACAAATGTTATGCGTATGTTTAGGGATTTACCTATGCATGTCATTTTTGTATGTAAGATGTCAAAAGAAAATAATGATGGGGTTTGGTTTTTCCAACCCAAAATGATTGGAACAAAACTTGGCCAGTCAATACCATATTTCTTTGATGAGGTTTTAGCTTTGCGTGTCATTGAACAAACTGATAGCGAAGGACAAACAATACATACTAGATGGCTGCAAACAGCTATTGGTGATGGATATGTCTGCAAAGATAGATCAGGTAAACTAGAAGATCTTGAACAGCCAGACTTAACAACTGTTATCGGTAAACTAGGGTTTAGTGGTGCACAGCAAGTTGTGGAGGCCGTTAATGAAGGATGATATGTTTACAAATTGGGCTAATATGAATTTAAAACCTGGTGCTGAAGACTTGGATAATGTTGCATTAATATGGAATAAACAGTACGAAGCATTAAGGAAGTTTGACCAAGATGAATACAAACATTTTGCCGATAAGACGCCAGCACAACAAATGAGTATGTATCAAGATATTCTTTTTGATATTACAGAACGTGTTGCACAAGTCGAAAGCGGTATCAAAGAAATTATGCAAAGATGTAATGATGTCAAACATGAAGACGATCTAGAGGTTGAGTATTTAAACTTAACATGTGGTTTTGCTGTCATGAGCAAATTACAAACTAGAAGAATTGATATTAAAAAAAGAATCGATTTTTTAAGTAAAATGGCAAGGAGGATAAATTAATGAGCGATTTTCAAGGTATAGATTTTTTTAAAGATCTACCAACAGCGTCAGAAAAAACGGTTGCACCAAAAGGTGTACACGAAGCATGTGTTATGGAAGTAGAAGAAGTTACAACGAATAGTGGTGACAAAGCCTACAAATTTACATTCGAATTAGCGGGTGGTGATTACTTTAATGAAAGTCATTATTTTAATTTGTTCCATCCGAAAGAAGTTGTAGCTGATATAGCACGCAAAAGTCTTAACCAACTTGCTATGGCAGTTGGTATGGATTCATGGCCTGAAAAGAAGGAAGCCTTTGTAGGTAAACTTTGTAGGGTTGTAATAGGAAAAAATGAAGTTAAACAAACAGACGGTAGTATGAAAACATTTACCGACATTAAAGGTTTCTTAGCTTCAGAAAAGTCTAATGTAGGAAGTCCTGCAAGTGGTGGCGGTTCTGCCGTTGGAAGCAAACCATCACTTGGTAGTTAATTTTTAGATTTTTTTATTTTTCATTGACCTACGTTAGAGCCCCTCTTCGGAGGGGTTTTTTTTTGAATAAGAGTGTGTATAATGAAATCTGATTTTATCTTTTCATTAGGATAAGGTTTCTCCATTTTCATAAGTAGTGTATGTGAGGGGCTTCGGCCCCTTACTTACTTAATCTCTTGGATAATTCTGTTTATATAGAAAACGCTCTTCTCTAGATCTTGTTTTGCAGAGCCTTTGTATTTGTAACGCCATAAGTATTTGATTGCGTTGCCCTGGCACCAAGATTCAAAACCTTCAGCACCAAGTGCTTCTTTAATAGCGTCAATACATTCAATTGAACCCATTGTGTAATGGGGTGGGGTGTTGACCATATCAATCTTTTTGGACATATTCTTTTCTCCTTTTCAAATAAGCGTGCTTAATTTCATTAAAGTCTTTTTTCTCACGTTCAGCAATCCATTGTAATCTTTGCCTTGGCATATATCTGCCTTTACTTTTCCAAGCACCCATCACGACTTTTGCTTTCCGTACATTAGATAGTTTTTCCCAGTTGGCATTAACTTTTTCAGACATGCCGCAGATACACCTTTTCTTTTTATCAACCATACCATAGGCGATACGGCACTCCCCTATACACGGCTTATCATAGAGAGAGCTGTCTAAATTAGTTCTAGTGCCATAGTCACTCATAAATCTAATTCGATAACATCTGAACAATTGTATGCTTGTAAGTTTGGTGTGCCTCCTTGTGCATACTTCCAATAGTTACCTAATGTGTATTCTAACTCAATCCAGTATTTTTCCAAGTTATCGGTATTGATCTTAAATATTTTGGTAGCGTATGGATTGGTTTTTTCTTGTGCTACAAAAACAAATTCTCTGACACGGAACCCAGCTTTTTCGAATCCTCGTGCATACCAAGCAGCTTGATACTGATAGCCATACTGTCTGATTGAGGCGACAAAAGAATCTGGATTGCATGATTTAGTTGTTTTGTAATCGACAACAATTAGATCTTTGCTATCGTGCATTGGGGTATCGGGGTATCTAATAACGTCAGCTTTTAATTTGCAGAGCACCTCATCTTCCCACCAATATAAAGCACGCTCGTATGGATAGTTGAAATAGTCGCAAGGGTATTCGTTGTCTGATGGGTGCAACAGTTTATCACCATAAGGCAACATGTTGTCAGACATGGCTTTGATAGTTTCAAAGTCTTTTTGCGATATACAAGTAATGCCTTTGTCCTGGCACTCAGCAACAATATCCTTATTAGCGGCTGAGTACATACTACCTGATATAATGGCCACTTCTTTGGCAAAGGCACTTTCGCCTTCTACTATATAAGAGTGTGCAGCAGAGCCGAAACGCAAAGCTGGTGTGTGTTCTATTTCTTCTTTAACAGCATGTAGTTCCGAAACACCGAACTTTCTGATAGTTGATGATGATATGCCTGCTGAGTTATGGTACTCATGGTTTGATATGTTAGGAAAATATATTGCTTCTCCTATCACATGGTGATCGTACTTAGCTAAACTTTCTGGTAATTGATTCATAATATCCCTCATTAAAATTAGTTACATTTAGTATTTACATTTTATCTATATTTGGTAATATAGCAAGTATTATGAAATTAGATGAAAGAAATTTTACTCCTGTTGTGTCAAAGGAAATGGCAGATTTAGAAAATATTGCTGCTGACTTAGCACAAACAACTACGCAGTTGGTGGATTGTATAAAAGATTTATCAAGCCTACCATCTGAACAGCAGACTCACATGGCAAATGTCCTTAGCCGAATTGTTGAAACTCAGAGAGGTAATCATGAGCAAGACTAACAGATGGCATTTAGAAGAAGAACATAAGCTATTAGCTGACAAGGATCGTTATCGAGCTTACAAACAAGCATTTGATGATGGTTACGATTGTAATGAAGAACTACATGCTAATTACGCTAAGTATGTATATGAGTATACTGCGGTCAAAATAGATACAAATGAAGCTAGATGGGATTGCGAAACATTCCATTGGAACTCAGATATTGATTGCGATCTATTTACCACAGGGTAAAACATGGGGCGAGGGTTTTTATATTAACTTTAATATTTCAACAACTCCGTACTCGCCCCGCCATTTAGTCGCCTCTTTGACAAAACTCTCCTCAATAGAGAAGTCGGCGGACTTAAGGCTTCAGAGCAGCCAAAGCGACAAAATGCTCTGCTATAATTAAGATATGAAATATAAAATTGAAAAGAACATAGAGATATCACCACGAGGCGAACTCAGCAAAGTTGTTATAAAAATGCAACCAGGCGACAGTATTGTTGTTGATACAAAATCTGAGCGTGATACCTTTGCAGCCACGTGTTACAGATTGAACTACGATTACGCAACACGGAGGATACCTGATACTGATAAGTATCGTTGTTGGGTGCGTCCAGAACAAGATCTTGCTAAGAAAAGAAAAATCAAAACACCAAGAACTCCAAGAAAGTTACCTGAGGTTTTGTTGGGAGATGAGGGTTTTATGACACCAAGCCAAATATCTGGCGATCTACCTGAAGATGTTGAGCCTAGAGGTACTTTTCCACAAGAGATACTAAACGAAGCGATACAACGCTCAAAAGAACCTTTTTACGCAAGACCTTTTGAAAACAGACATTGGTTAGAAGATAAAAATGATTTTAAACACCACGACAGTCATGGTGACGGTAGACCTTTAGATTTTAATGATTAGGTGTGTAGCAGGTTTTATGATCGGTTTGGTGAGGTCGTTATGTATGGGGGTATTGCTACTTACCTCTCCTATTGCCTCCATACAATTCACCATTTATTAGAAAGATATTGTTATGGCAAAAAATAAATTAAAAGAGTGGGGAAACTATATCATCATGAACAATCTCATCTTTGACCAAAAAAAGTTTGCAGCAACTGAAGAAATACTTAAAAAATATGCAGATGATTTGCCACCACATTTTAAAGAAGAGTTTGAAAAAACCATCAATAATATCGAAAACCAAAAACAGGATTTATTTTTGTCCTATTATTGTCAGAAATAACATGACACGGGAAAGCTTGATTTTTAAAGGGCTAGACTATTATTTTATTTTTTTCATTTTTGTCACTAGAGTCTGAAACAATTATAACTTTATGAATACAAAATACTTGACTGCTTTCACAACCTCGTTTAAGCTCTCTCTGATACTTATGGGGATAAGTAGGGGGGAGGCGTATCTGTTACACAGATTAAGCTACTATTCTTTACTTCTACATTCTGTAATTCTATAATTCGAACTAATGGCAACCAAATGGAACACTACCAAAGCACATACACCTGTTTGTGGAGTGCGTGGCAAGAAGACATCCATTGGGCGTCGTAATGTTGGTGTAGCCAGCATGAACAAAAACATGAAACGCAGCTTTAAGAAGTATAGGGGACAAGGATGAGCAAACGATTCAAGATTAATACAGAAAAACCAAAAGCAGAATATCAACCAACGATTGCACCACAGAAGCAACCACCTATTGAGTTCTTTGATGATTCAGATCTAAACAGAAGACAAAAGATTTTTTGTTGGACTGCTGTTAATAATCCAAGGATGTCTTTGTCGGAGGCGGCACGAGTGGCAGGGTATAAAGATCCACGCCAAGCGAGTTACCAACTGATGAGGAATCCTAAGGTTAAACAGGAGTTCAACTTCTTGATGTCGGAAGTAAAAAAAAAGTATGAGTTGAATCACGATAGAGCAGTCCAGGATCTTTACGATATTCGGGACGAGGCACTTAAGTCGGGATCCTTTAATGCTGCCATAGCTGCCCAAAATGCCTTACTGAAAGTCGGGGGTCTGGTCGTAGAGAAGAAAGAAGTTAGGTTTGGAAAGATTGATCAAATGTCGAGAGAGGAAGTAGAGAATCGTCTCAAGCAACTCATGGGAGAAGAGCTACTTGAGATCGAAGCGAAAGATGTTGTGGTTAATCCTCAGGACGCTCCCCCAAGCCCACAAGAAAAGCAATAAGCAATATCAGTAATATATCTATCATTCTTGTTCGCAGTAAAGTTTTCTTTCAAGTTTATCGATAACTGAGACTAATGCTCTTTCATCATCACTTAAAAAATAATCTGGTTTCCTACTGTCCTGTAAGATTTCAAGACGGATATTCTCTACTGATTCGTAAAGCTCCTCTAGTTCTTCTCTAGTAAATTCAATAGTGATCATCTTTTCCTCCCACAAAATTTAATAAAGAAATCAACTGCTTCCATACGGCTTACAGGTCGATAGTTAGATGTACATGAGCCTTCGTTGGCATAACGTTCACGGTTTAATTCGTAAATGTAGTCGTCAAAGTTTTGTTTAAGAGTTTTCTCGTTATCGATTTGATAATTAGAAGTTTCTCCATAATAAGTAGACATAAGTTAATCCTCGTAATATTTATCTAGTGTTGTCATTATTTCTTTCTTAGCACGAGCAACACTTAACTCGTCTAAGCTTGAAGCAAGTTCTTCACATCTGGCCTTAAACCATAAATGTGTTTGCATATCGGTTACAGTTTCAGCAATCACACCTGCCCAGACCAGACATTCGTAATCAGTCTGAGGCACACGCTTTGCTAACGGAATGTCTTTGAGTGTAATCATGATCTTATGATTCCTTGATTCCAATTCTCAGCAACATCTTCTGCCCAAGATTCTGAGTGATCCCAAGCTTCAATAACTCGTATTTCCTTATCGGCTTCATAAAGGACTACTTCAAAGCCCTTATCGGTTTCGTATATATTAGCTGAACGGTTATGTTCTGGACTGACCATTCGGCTCAATAAAGTTTTAAATTCATTCATAAATCTCCTCCTATTACTAAATCTAATAAATTATTGTCTTTGTTATGTTGTTCGCACATAAAGTTTGAGCAACTACATTTCTTCGTATCTAAGTGTAACCTAGCATTTGTCTGATAGGCCACACACATAAGTGGACTGTCGCAATACTTACATTCGTAAGCAAGGACAGCTTGAGTAGTGTTGTTAATTATTTCCCACGCCATCATTCACCTCCTCTAATTCCCAACAAGCACCACATAACATTTTGTCATAAGGTACTTCATTAATAGTTTTATAACCTTTATTTTCATAATTGTTGTAGTCGGTTATATAATCAGCTTTGTAACCACACTCGTTGCAACACCCTCTACTCATCATTCACCTCCTTAAACATATTATTTATAAAATCTTCGTCATAATTAAGTTCTTCAAGATACTCTATAAATTCTTTTTTATTCTTATCTTCTACTTGAGATAAAAAGTGGTCTTTTAAAATTTGTGCTACATATTTCCAATCATCAAAAGAAGATTCAACTTGTTCTTCTGCCCAAGTTTCTTTTATTCTGTCTAATACATTACTCATTATTCACCTCCTCATGTTCTGTTTCTGCTTCTAGTTCATCTAAATGCCCATCTATTACCTTAGCTACCCAATCAGGTATATCAACTACATCTTCAGTAGAATCATCTTCCCAAGTGATAACTAATTTCCAACCTGTTATTTTCATAAATTACTCCTTAAATTAAATTCTTCTTCACTTAACTGACAATCAGGGCATAAGTACCCATCACGATACTCACCCTCTGCAAAGATGGTCTTACCTTGCTTATCAATACTTTCATAATCTGCGTCTGCGGGTATCCTGTTGACAAATCTACCACTTCCAAAAGAAGTGTCTTTGCCACAATCAACACATCTATTACCTATATCACTCATCTTCTATCCAAGCCTCGTAGCCATACCAATTGCCAATATCAAAGTCTTTCCAATCAAGCTCAGCACCACAATCAAGTTCACCAGCTTTAGCTAGTCTAATAGCTTCTTTTTTGCTAGTAGCCTCAACCAAAGTTGCTGTAAAGATCGGTTGTACTGCACTCACTCTGTATAATTTTGTTTTAGTCATTACTCGCCTCCTGTCTGCATATATATTCGGCTAGAGTAATAACACTCCACCCACAAGCGTGAATCCAACCCTCGTCGTAAATATAAAACTCTTTGGTGTTATCAAGGAATTTGTTACACCCGTGAACGAAAGCTTTGTTAAGTTCTTTAGCGTCCCCACAAAAGCTATCGCCGTGATCTATAAAGAAATTCCAAAGAGTTTCATCATAACTGTCGGCCTTCAATATGAAGTCCCTAGCTCGTCTTATTTTTGCACTACGCATTATTTCCCCCTTGCTATTGCTGATAACATATCATCAAGTCTTTGTGCTTCTTGATCTTCTTCAAGCACATGATCAGCTTCGATATTATCCCAATCAAATATAACCCAACCATTTGGATCGTTATGAACTTCTGTCACTAGTCCACCATCAACCTCAATAATTATTGTGTCGGTACTGATACCTAATTCTTCTAATGTCGGTCTACCCATTATTGGCCTCCTCCGTAAAGTCACGCACATGCATAACATCATGTATTTGCATTTCTGCTTCGTCCCAATTCCAATTTTCTTGTGACGAGCCGTAATCCCCGTTCTCAATCCTTTGTCGGGCTTCTTCGTGTGAGAATGCAGTAACGGCAATATTGCCTGTCCTTGTTTGTGTAACGGCACAAGAGAACCAATAACGCCCGTGTCTATCTTTCTTCATTTTCATAATTAAAATTCCTCTGTTAATAATTTTTCAACTAACTCATCATCTCTGTTGAGTAACGCTTCTTTAACGGCTTCGTTTTCTAGTGCTATCCCTACATCTACTGTATGAAGACCACATAAAGCCATAAATTCTGTACTAGTCATAATAAAAAAAGAGAGGCATTACTGCCCCTCTATCGCCTCCTTATCTTCTTCTTCTGGGTTAGCTTCTAGCCATTCATAAACAATTTCTTCACCTACTATATAAGCGTACATATTAACCACGCTTTCTGGGCTACTTAAATCCGTTGTGACTTGGCCAAAGTTGCTTTCTTCATATTCTTTAACAATATCGATAGCTTCAAAGGCATAAGTACCAAGCCATTGTTTGGCTTGATACCTACCAATTATGTAGTAATCGGTATTGAACGCTTCGTGGTGTAATTCATCACGCCAATTTGCGTTATTTTCTTTGAGGTAATCAAGATTTTCTTTTAAGAAGTCTTGAAAGTACTCTTTCAACTCATCATAGGCAAATGGATTTGTCTGATATAACTCACTCATACTTAAAACACCTCTGCCTCTGCTTTAGCAAAATCGCAAAACTCATAATAGCAATTAGCCCAAGTAATATTTTCATTATTTCTTCTTAGTTGTTGTGAACAACTTTCAAAGCCATCTTCTTTTAAAATCGCTAGTGCCTCATCTGTTGAAGTTGCTTCAACATCAAAGATTACTAACGCTTCTACCTCAACTCGATATGTTTGAGGCGTGGTAACGGTATTCAAATTTTTATTTAAAATAGTCATTAAGGAAATTTAATCACAAGTTGTATATATAAACAATAGGCAAGTAACAATTAAATGCTCAAATGTTAGGGAGTTAATAGCACTTTTCTAGCCACTCAAAGAGCAGACGCAAAAAAAAAGCGGGAACGCCTATAAAAAAAGAGGGGACGGGGGCAAGTCGGGACGGCCTAAAAAAACCAAGCACACAATTAGGCGTACCTCTATTTTAGCACGAGAGGCACACAATCAAAACCTCATTCTGCCTGGGCAAACTACAAATGCACCTGGTCAAAAAGATCTTGCAAAAGTCTACAAATTGTCATTAAATATAGGTAAGGAGTTTTATTATGAAATATAGTAATAAAGTAAAAACGTACGAAGCAAAGAACGAGGGCAACCCTCACGACTTTGCTGGCTATAATGCAATAGAGGAAGGGACAACCCATTCTTTAGTGGCAAAGTATTTAGTTGATAGCAGTCAGGGCGTGGTGTACTGCAGACCTGCTGACAAGATCGCCAAGGCTATCAAACTATTGTGGTTAGCTTTAACACCTTTGGACATTTGGAGGCTTGGATATGTAGCGAAGCAAATGCCTGAGATCTTCAAGCTGGCCCAACTGTATTCAGATGTGTATGGTGCACCTTGCAGATCTCTTATTGAGGATCTAGATCCTTCTGAATTTAACAGAAGACAGATCCAGAAAGTAGAGAGCTACAGAGCGGAGGATGAAGGATGGACATGAACAATTGGACTGATCAACCGTACTTCTTGAAAGCAAAATGGCCTAGCTATTCATCAGGGCGTGCCTTGGTGCGTATGGAGACTGAGTTGCTCCAAAGCGGCGTGTGTGATCATCTCTATCTTGATGAGCTATATGAAAGCTTATTTC